GGATTTCAGAATCATCGATACCTTGAGCTGCTAAATGTACAATTGCTATTTTAGTTAATTCACTAACAACTGTTCTTTGAATTCTTTCGATAGTTCTAGCAAAACGAACATCTTCTGCCGCTAAAGTAGCTTTACCATTAACGTTCTCATCATAAGATAAGTAAGCCTTTGGTACTCTTAATGCTGCAAATAATTTATTCTTTAAGTAATCAATATCTTCAATTGCTGCATATTCTAATCCTGCTAAGTTATCAATAGTTGTTCCACTATCACTACCACGTACAGGTAAGAAAAAATCTTCAGTAAGGTTTTGTATATTGTATTTTAAATTATAATCACCAGTATCTTTATTAACAAATGGAGTTTTTTTCATTTTATTAATAATCTTCTGCATATAGTTATCAACTTCTTGTGGTGGAATATTACCTATATCAATTTTAAATACTCTCTTTTCAGGTGCTCTCATAATACGATGGATTAACATCGCATCTTCCATTAAAGATAATTGTTTCCAAATTCTTCTAGCTCCCTCTACCATTGATTTACCATATGGAAGAAAGTTTGTATCGGATAACATTCTAAAGTGAGCCATTTCATACTGCTCATATTCTTTTTTACCAAAACGGTCCATTTCAACCTTATACTTTACATAATCGGGATTATTAGGGTCACTACCTTCCAATCTTTCTACATTATAGATTGAATGTGGAGCGACATTAATAATACCTTTACCAGGCATAATTTCTAATGCGATAAAAGCATCACCGTATTTTACTAAATTTCTAATCCAAGGCCACAAATTGAATTCTATGTTCATTATATCATAGAATAAATTATGTAACATATCTCTTACATTTTCATTTGTAGATTTAATTTGAAGAACATCACCATATTCATTTTTAGTTGTGGATTCATCTGCGTATATATCAAGAGCTGAACCAATGATTGGGTCTGAATCCATAGCATCGTAATCTCTAAAAAGTTCTCTACGAACTTGATGATATGCCATTGATTGGGCTCCTTGATTATTTTCATAATAAGACCTTTGTAACTTAGTATATCTATCTTTAAGATTTACAAAGTTTGTGCTTGATTGGCGTTCTTCAGTATCTACAACTTTACGCTTACCATCTTTATCAACGGTTACAATTGCGTTTGTTGAAAATAATTTCTTTAACCTACCAAAAAAACTTCTGTCATCTAATTGTTGTTCGTCTGCCATAATTTATTTTACCATTTTCTACAGCTCCAGTAGTTTGCTTTTGTTCTAGGGCCTGGATTATCACAATTCATTCTTGCTCTAAATGATTTTCTAGCAGCAGGATTATCTTTTTTAATTACCATTCCTTTTTGTCCAAAATTTACCTTAATTACTTTGCCTGTTTTTGGATTTTTAACATATACCTTAAACTTCTTAACATCACCTTGTGTTGGTTTACCTAATTTAACTTCTCTACCTTGATATTCGGCTTCATAAACACAATTACAATTTGCTTCTTCTAATTGAGTTGAATACCCTTTTAAGAAGTTTATGAAATCATCCATATCTTCTTGCTCAACATCCAATTCATCATAATCATCAATTGGATTGTCTTGTGGAGTATCTCCCAAAGAATATGCGTTATCTACATACTCATCTTCGTTTAAGATATTTTTAAGTCTAATCATTTTAATTTACTTTATTTTGACATATACCATAAATATCGTAAATTGTCAAAACACTACATTTTTTTACAACCATTGTGTTAGGTCTTCAATATCATCTCCAATTTTCATTTTCCAAGGGTTATCATCCATATTGTTTCCACCATATACTCCTTCGTATTGTTGATTGGAACTTATACCACCTAAAGTTCTTTTAGTAAGGTCTATTCCTTCCTGTCTTAAACGAAGTGCAGTATCTCTAACCCACAACCCAATACACAATGCCATTGTTAAGTCATCATTATAACTTTTCATAGCTTCCGCTCTACCATTCATAAATATAAATGTAAACAATTCATCTATTAAACGATTGGAACGAATAGTTACTGCTTTCTCTCTGAAATATTCATCCAATTTAGAAATAATAAGTGGACGGGTTTTAGAAGTTGTTGAAAATCCCGCTACCATTTGTTTTTCGTCTGCTCGGTATTTGTTTTTCATCTGATGTTCAACATCTACATATTTTAAATCCTTACTCATATAGAATAAGTTTTTATAATCTCTATCTATACATTGTTGGATACACGCCCAACCAATGTTTGAGTTCTCTACAACAAGTAATGCATCATTATATTCGGTTGAAAGATTAACTAAGAAATTTCCAAAATCTTTTGTATCAACTTTACCTTTATATTCGGCTACTTGAGTTGCATTAGTTACATCTATTACATGACATGCAGAATAGTCACTACCATCACCTCTGGCAACGTCCGCTACAACCATATAAGAACCATTTGCCGATGGGTATTCCCATCTCCAAAGGTTTCCATCGAATCCAGTCTTTTCAATTGGGTCTTTACAATATGTTTCTTTATAAAACATAAGAAGTTCAGGATCAATAACGGTATCACCTGAAGATACAAAATCACAATCACACTCTTGTGCTGCTTTTTTTGCTCCTAATAATTTCTCTTGCTCATCTCTCCATTTTTGGTCTCTTTCAGGATGAACCGTCCAATGTAATCTAATTGTACTAAATGGATTTGTACCATCTTCTGCTCCTAACCAAGTTTTATGAAACCAGTTACCCACACCATTCGGAGTAGATAATGCAACACACGCACCACCCGTTGAAAGAGTAGATTGTGCAGCCACCCAAATCTCATCGATATCATCAATGAAAGCGGCCTCATCAAATATTAGAAGTGATAAGGCTTCGGAACGTCCTGCATCTGGTGAAGATGCAATTGCTTTAATTTGAGAACCATTGTGTAAACGAAGTGAAAGTTTATTATCTTCTAAAGAACCACCTTTTAACCAACTAGGTAATAATTCATGCATTACTCTTACTTTGGTTACTAAGTTCTTTGCCACATCTTGTTTGGTTGCAATAACCAATACGTTAAAATCACTATTAAATAACATTTTCCAAAGTGCAAAACCGGCACAAAGAGTAGAAATACCAGTTTGACGTGATTTTAATACTATATTAAAACGATTAGCAGCAAATTCAGTTAAAGTTTTTTCCTGAAATGGGAAAAGTTGAAAAGGTATCTTACCTCTCACCGGATGCTGAATCATACAATATTTTTTCATAAAGTGAATCGGGTCTACCGCGCACTTTTTGTATTCATCAGCTATTATTTCCTTTAAGGACTTTTTTTGTGTTATACCAGTACTCATATTAATCGTTAAGAGGTCTTACTAAATCGTAATTTTTATCTTTTAATTTTTCGTAAGCCGTATTTCTTAATTTAGTAGCCTGTTCAATCTCACCTTCAAATTTAACAATCTCTAAAAGGATTTCTGCTTTAAGTTCTTCCACATCTCTCTCCATACTCCACGTTTCAATTTTACCATCTTCGTGAACTACTTCATAAGTTTGTTTTGCATCTCTATATGCTTGATTAAATTGAGCTAATACATCGTTACCATATGCAATCATATTAGAATATATCTTATAATCCTCATACTCATTCCACAAACCATCATACTTTATTTCAGCTTCTCTTATAGTAAGACAATGTAAACAATATCCAGTTTTAGATATTAATTTTTTATCAACTCTACCTATTTTGATTGTTTTACAATTATCCGATTTACAACTATTCAACTTATCTAAGTAAGCTCTTGTTTCAGCCATTATATCGCCAAGTTCTGAAAATTCTATTCTACCACCTTCAGTTTGTTCCCAAGACCTACCATTTTCATCAGTCCATTTTTCACCAACTTTACGTTTTACAATTTCTTTATCTGCACCAGAAAATGAAATAAATGAGTCCTTTTCATATTCAGCACCATGCATTACCATATCAACCAACTTCCTACGAGTTGGATGCATAAACTTTTTCTTGAATTCTCTTGCCATATTAGGTTTGATATATTTGTATATATAAGTATATCAAAATTCGAAAAACAATTAATTATCTTGAAAATTTAAAAATACCAAGTATTTGATTAAGAGGTGCAAATGCTCCAGTTAATTTGTATGTATTACCATTATACACAAAAACTAACCCCTCATTAGGAACAATTTTATCAAATCCACCCAAAGAATTTAATCTTTGTAATTCTATTTTTAACTTATCTAATTGAGATGCAGTACCAGTTGCTTTTAATGATTTAATAGCACTACCTAATTCAGCTCTCATTTTTTTAGTTGCATCCGATGGATTTGCCGTAAGTACCGATTGTGCAAATGCTAATACATCCGCACCAACACCTAAGAATATCTCCTCAAATTTCATTATGTTTTCCTTTGATATCTTAGCTTGGTCTTTTTTATCCATATTATCAGCCCATGCTTTTATTTTAGCATCTTGTATTGTAGCGATACGAAATCCCTTATCACCAAACGCCCATCGTTTAACTAATCCTATTTTTTGTTGTGCATCCAAACCTTTTGCATTTTTATTTACCAAATCGGTCCAATATGCTTGATGGTAATCGGCTACGCCCGCTGAATCTGATAATTTATATTCCGATTGTAATTTATTTATCATTGAAATATATTTACCTTGCTTTTTAGTCAATTCTTCGGATTTTGGCAATGATAACATTGGTGGTCCTTGTATTGTGTATGTCGATTGTACATGCTTATTAACCTGCTTAATCATTCCAGCCAATATACTTGCAGCTTGTTGATTTTCACCAATTACCTCACCACTTTTATCATATTCAAACGTACCGTGAAATACTAAAAGGTTTTGACCATATGGAATTACGTTTGCATTCTTAGGATATATTACTTCCAAATTCATAAAACACGCACCATCTTTGAATATCTTTTTCTTTTGTGGTTCGGATAATGCAGATACTGCCGCAGACAAATCTTTCATTGCAAATGTATATGCATCAGTTAATGCACCCCTATTAGCAAAGTTAGTAGCTACTTGCCCTATTGTCATAGCACCCTCCCCTTTGTTCTTTAAATGTGATTTATTTCTTGCAGCAACTAATCTTCCATTCACCCAACTAATTGCCAATGCCTGTCCATCAGTCTTTTCTCTTGCTAATTCTAAATCGCCATTCAATGCTCTTACTACAATTTGTTTTAAATCACCAAATGTAAGATTCATTTCAATATCAAATGGATGGTTCATATGTCCATAAGCACCACCTTCCAATAATAATGATTCGTTTACTGTTTCTTTCTTCAAACTTCTTTTTTGTTGAATCAATTGTTGGATTTGTGAAAATATAGATTGTATATCCTTATCTAATTTCTTTTCATCAGAACTCATTGGGGATTCTATATCAACATTAGAATAAAGTTTTTTCTTTTTAGCAATTAGAACATCAACTTTTTTAATTAAGTCATTTTTTACTGTATCCAAATCTTTTATTATATCGGATGCAGTTGCTTCATTATATGGAATTTCTATTTTAGAAAGTTTACTATAATAATTTGGGTCTTCGTATAAATGGTCTAATGCAATCTCTTTTGCTATATTAATATCAGTAGTATGTTCTCTTTCTATCGCATATCCTTTTATAAATTCATTCTTTAATGTTTGTGGACTTATATTATGATGTTTAGCTATATCATTTAACGTCATACCTTTTGCTAAGCCACCGGGAATATTATCTTCATCAATCTCCTCATATCCACTCATTCCTTTGTTGTTAAGTTTCTTACTATTCTTCTTAACATCATCACTATCAGGTGCTCCATTGATATATCCACCAGGTAAACTTAAACCTACACCAGCTCCACCACCTAATCCCATCTCATCCAATAGGTTATCAAAATCTGAAACTATTTCTTTAATATCTTCTTTTGAAATTATTGTATCTTTTTGATTTTCAGGAAGTTCCCAAAATCTTTTAGGTTTTTTCACTGCTTTTTTAGGTTTTACTTCTTTCCAATCTTCAACTTTATGTGGGTCATCAGCTGGATTTAATGTACTTTTTTCTACATTATTTATTTTGTAATATGATTTTCTAAATTGAGTTTCAGTATCTTTTGTCTTACCAACTCCTCTCATATTATCCGCTTTAGGCTTATCCAATTGAGTGTATCCACCTTGCTTATACCAACCTTCAGGTTTTTCTTTGTTTAATATTCGTTTGTTTCTATCAGCAACAAATGATGTATCAGGTTCAGCAGTTCCACTAAATCCTGCATTAGATGCAGCTTCTTTTAGTTCTTCTTTTTTAGGAATTCTGAATGTTGCTACCTTCTTACCATTAATTGTTGGCATTCCCCAATCATCAGTTCCTATTGTTTTTACAACTACTTTTTTATTTTTAAATCTACCCATTAAAATAGTATCACCTATTTTAACATTTATTTTAATTTCTTCGTTAATACATTCTTTTAAACCCTTTAACTTAAGAGTGATTAATTTGAATATTTGAGAATCAAACTTAGGATAAGCTTTTGTAAAGTTTTTCTTTCTATCATCCGAGCTACCAGCACTTAACCAATAACGGACATCAGTTCCGCTAATAGGATTTGCTGCTGCGGGTGAAGCGTACACATATCCTTTATCTAAATACCCTTGCTCTACCTTACCTTTATATGGAGTGAAGTATTTACCACTTAATCGGTTTTGGTCCTTCTCACCAACTACAACAATTAAACCA